ATGCTTAGGGGCATGAGCGGAGGACGACGCTGGCGAGGCAGGAACCAGGCGCAGCTGCGGCGGCTGGTCACCGACGTCTACGGCTGGCGCTGCTCCATCTGCCACACGATGATCGACCCCAACGCGACACGCCTGCGAGACCGACTGAGCATCGACCATGTGCTGCCCGTCAGCCGCGGCGGCACAGACACGATCGAAAACCTCCGGCCCGCCCACTACGGCTGCAATGCCGCTCGAGGCGACGGCTCTCGCACCGTCCGGCGCCGACCGACCGAAATCGGAACCGCATTTTTTCCAACGGGGCCCGGCCGGGAGCCCGCCCCCACTTTCCATTTCCCCCCAAATCGTCTAAAATTCGGAAAAAACGGCGAAAAGGAGTGAAAATGCCACTGTTCGACCTTGAGGTCAGGGACGAATCGCCGATCCATGACGCCGTCAAGGACCTGATCGAGGATCTTGAGGGGGAGGACCTGCTTGATTACCGGACGAAGCTGCTCACCGTGGTGATGCTGTCCACGGCGAAGGCCCTGGACCGTGGCCTGTGCGCCGCGAAGGTCTCCGTTGCCACGACCCAGCTCGCACGGCAGCTCCTGGACGGCATTGAGATGCTCCCGAAGCCTCCGGCGAAGACCGGCTCGGTGTTCGACACGCTGCAGACCGTCATCGAAGCCGTCACGGCCCGATCGATGGGACTCTGACCGTGTCCGTCCAGCTGCCCGACGGCCTGACCGCCGCCTACGCCACCCTCCGGGACCCGGACCGTCCCAGCCTCGGCCCCGTGGTCGCCGAAGTCTCCGAACGGGTCCGCGGACGCCGGCTGATGCCGTGGCAGCGGTACGTCGCCGACGTCGCCTGCGAGCTGGACCCCGAGCATCCCGGCGAGTGGTGGTACCACACGGTGATGGTCTCCGTGCCCCGCCAGGCCGGCAAGTCCGACCTGGTCGGCGCCATCCACCTGCACAGGATGCTGGCCTTCGCCGATCACCGGGCCGTGATGACGGCGCAGACCGGGAAAGACGCCGGCAAGAGATGGCGATCCTACGTGGACGATATCCCGGCCGTGGAAGACTCCGGCGTCGAAGTCCTGCGGGGAAAGGGCGCCGAGCGGCTCACCTACGCGCCGACCGGCGCCTATCTCGAACCGTATCCGCCGACGGACTCCGCGATCCACGGCGACGCGATCGACCTGGAATCCGCCGACGAATGCTGGGCGTACACGCCCGAGCAGGGCACCGCGATCGAAGCCGCCGTCAAGCCCGCCCAGGCCACTCGGCGGCTCGCCCAATCCTGGCGGCTGTCCACCCGAGGCTCCGAGGCGACGTCCGGCGGATGGTGGGATGAGAAACTCGCCCACGGCCGGGCCGCCACCACGGATCCCGGGTCCCGGGTGGCGTTCTTCGAGTTCTCCGCCGACCCGGACCTGGCCGACCGGGACCCGTACGGCGACGCCACCCTCGCCTACCACCCCGCCATCGGCTACACCCAGTCACTCCGGCGTCTCCGGGCGCTCGGCGACGGACTCCCCCTCGCCGAGTGGCGCCGGGCTTTCCTCAACCTCCCCACCGCCGGAGACGACAAGGCCGCGTTCGACGTCGCCATGTGGACCGCCAGGGCGATCCCCGAGGACGATCCCGCCGCCCAGCACCGACGGCCCGGAGACACCGTCATCGCCTACGACGCCTCCCGAGACGGGACCGGCGCCACCATCGCCGCGGCCTGGCTGGACGATGACGGAGACCCCGTCACCGTCATCGCCTGGTCCGGGAACGACGTCCGCGAACTCGAACCACGACTCCGCTACCTGTGGGCCGACGGCTACCGGAGGATCGTCGCCGACCCCACCGGGCCCACCCGGCTCATCGCCGAGACCCTCGCCGCCGACGGCATCGGCCAGACCGGCGCCTACAGCGACTACCAGGACGCCTGCCAGGCCCTGATCGACCGGTCCAGGGACGGCACCGTCTCCCACGTCCAGGCCGGCTGCGTCATCTCCGCGATCGACGCCGCCCGGCTCCGCGTCACCAACCGAGGCGTCGATTTCGACGCCGCCAAATCAGACGGCCCGATCGACGCCCTCCGCGCCACCGCCCTCGCCGTGTGGGCCGCCGGGAAATACCTATCCAAACCCGTCCTGCAGATATGGTAGGGTGATCCACGTGGCACGAAACCCATTCGCATCCCTCGCCCGGGCGGTGACCGGCCGGCAGGCGCCGCCCCGGCTACAGCGCGTCGAAAACGGGATCACCATCCGCCGCGACGCCGGCGAAGACCCCCGGGTACTGGACTCCGTCTACCGGGCCCTCGCCATCCTCGAAGGCTCCATCTCCCAGCTCACCCTGGACCGCTACTCCCGCACCCTCGGACGCCCCCGCGGCTCCGCCACCGGGATGATCCAGCGGATCATGCCGGCCGGACAGACACTCCCAGGATTCCTCGGCGAGATAACCCAGTCCCTCGCCCAGACCGGCAACGCCTGGCTCCGCGTCCCCGACGGCCCCGGCCCGGTCCGGGTCCTGGACCCCTCGCGGTGCTCCGCCCGGATCGACGTCGCCACCGGCGTCAAAACCATCACCTACGACTCCCTCACCGTCTCCGACGTCCGCCAGCTGCAGCTCACCCACGTGCCCGGCGAGCCGCTCGGCCAGGGCCCGATCCAGGCATGGGCCGACGGACTCCGCGGCGCCATAGACGCCCACCAATACGCCGCCCAGTGGACCAAACGCGGCGGCCGCCCCACCGGGATCCTCACCACCGACCAGACACTCTCCGCCGACATGGCGAAAGAATGGAAGGACGCCGCCAACAAGACGATGACCCCCGAGGGCGGCGTCGCCGTGCTCGGCTCCGGCCTCACCTACAAACAATGCTATTTGACGCCGGCCGAGCTACAGCTCCTGGACGTCCGCAAAGTCAACGTCATCTCCGTCGCCAGGATTTTCGGGATCCCGGCACGGCTCATGCTCACCTCCGGCGACGGCGACTCCAAAACCTACGCCAACATGGAGCAAGAGAGCATCCTTTTCGTCCGGCATACGCTGATGCCGTACATGCGGGAAATCGAAGCCGCCCTATCCGAGCTGCTACCCGACGACGTGAGATTCAATGTCGACGGTTTCCTGAGGCCGGACACGACCACCCGGTACGCCGCCCACAAGGTCGCGATCGAAGCCGGATTCCTCACGATCGACGAAGTCCGGGCCATCGAAGGCCTCAACCCACTAACCGAAACCCAGAAAGACAAAGATAAGGAAGAAGGTGACGCAGATGGCGAAGACGGAGCATCCGTCAGCGACCCTGAACCGGATCCGGAGGCGTAACGCCCCCCTCACCAGCCGTCTCGCCGACGCCGGGACCGGCGGCGGCTGGGAGATAACCGCACGGGCCGTCCCCCTGGACGCACCCACCGAGATATTCCCGGGCTTCGTGGAAACCATCCAATCCGGCGCCCTCATCCCGCGGGAGGGCGGTGTCAAGCTCTTCTCCGAGCACCGCAACGTCATCGGCGTCGTAACCGACACCCGCGAGGAAGACGGCGGCCTCGTGATCGACGCCCGCATCTCCGACACCCAGCTCGGCAGGGACGTCCGCCAGCTCATCGCCGACGGCGCCCTCACCCAAATGTCGATCGGGTTCATGCCCGCCGACGACGGGCAGACCGTCACCTACACCGACGCCGGGATCGACGTCACCGTCACCCGCGCCACACTCTACGAAGTCTCCGTAGTCCCTTTCCCGGCCTACGAAGACACCGCAATCACCGACCAACGCTCCACCATTATCGAAAGGGAGAAAATGGCAGAAACCGCCGCTATCGACAAGCTGGACGACGCGATCGCCGGCGTCTCCGCCGACGTCCGCGCCCTCCGCGACCGGATCGACCGAGTGGAGACCGCTCAGGTCACCGAGCCGCATCCCCTCGCCCAGTACCGGTCCTACGGGGACTACATCAAGAACGCCCCCGAGGGCCTTGATTTCCGGGACATCACAACCACCAAGGTCGGCCAGTCCGCGCAGCCGCCCGCCTGGCTCGGACGCCTCCAAGCCAAAATGGAAGCCAAGAAGCGCGTCACCAACGCCCTGGCCTACACGCACGACGTCCCGATGCAGGGCCAGACCGTCCAGTACTCCGTCTACAAGGAAGACAGCCTGACGGTCGCCGAGTACACGGAAGGCACCCAGGTGGCCACCGGGAGCCTCACCGATGAGCTGAAGACCGCGAAGGTGACGGCGTTCGCGGGCGGCACGTCCCTCACCCGCGCCACCATCAACCGGGCCGACCCGGCGTTCCTGGACGATATCGGGCAGCGACTCGCCATCAAGCACGCCAAAGCTTTCGAAGCGTGGAACGTGCAGCTCGTCCGTGAGCAGATCATCGCCGCGGCCGTCAAGCACTCCGTCGGCGGCGCCACGAAAGCCAACGAAATCACGGCGACCTCGCTGCGCAACGTCATCATCGACGCCCAGAAGGCGTTCGATGACAGTGACCAGTATTCGATCGACGGACTGTTCCTGACGTGGGACCTGATCAAGACGATCGCGGCGCTCGGCGAGGAAAAGCGACTGCTCCGCTGGGTCGGATCCGACACGGCCGTCGCCAACGAAGGCAAGATCGACCCGACCAAGCCTATCAGCCTGAACCTGTACGGTGTGCCCGTCGTGCCGATCCCCGGCGAGACCCTCGCCTGCTTCTACGACAAGCGCGCGATCGTCGTGCGCGATGACGGGGAGGCGCCGCTCCGGCTGCAGCAGGACCAGGTGCTGGACCTGCGCCGCGACGCCGCGATCTACAGCGAATGCGTCCACTACTGTCCGTTCCCCGGCGCCCTCCTGCCCTGGACGTTCAAGCAGGGCTGACGCGTGGCGTTCACCGTCGATCTTGAGAAACTCCGGCTGGTCCTCACCCGCGAGCTGCACCTCGCGGGTGGGGCCTCCACCCTGGAACCCACGGATATCGCGGAGATGATCGACACCGCCGTCCAGATGGTCCAGTCCTACGTCGGCGCCTCCGAGCTGCCCGACAAGATCGCCCACAGGGCCGTCCTAGAAGTCGCCCGCGAACTCAACACCCGCATGCTCTCCCCGGGCGGGGTGTTCTCCGCTTTCGCGGACGCCGGCAGCCCGGTGCGGCTCGCCCGGGACCCGCTCCGGGCCGTCTACCCCATGCTCGCTCCCTACGTCAGGCCAGGACTCGCATGACAGAGATACCCACCATCGCGGACTGCCGCGCCGAAATCCAAGAGGGCCTTGTCGGAATCCTCGGCAACGCTTTCGGGACCGAGCTGACCGACGTCCGCTCCTACCTGCCGCAGACCCCTCCGCCGGCCACCGCCTGGATCGAGCTTATGGGCGTCGAAGCCGGCGACAACCAGGCCCTGCCGTACGCCCAGGCCCGGGCCACGTGGCGGGTCACCGTCACCGCCCGGCCCGGCATGGCCGTCGCCGACGCCACCGCCTGGCTGGACCGGGTCGCCCAGGTCATGCTCTCCCTGGACGTCGGCGGCATCAGCATCAGCGAGTACGTCGCCATCTCCGGCGACGCCCTCGCCTCCCCGCTGCCCGCCGTCCGCATCACCATCAAAACCATCATCACACGAAAGGCCAAATAAGCATGGCTATACAGCGCCTACGGGGATCCAAACTGGTCCTCAAAATCGACAACGTAGACTACGCCGCAGAAATCTCCGAGTGGAAATTCCCGAAGGAAGAGACCAAAGACGCGGGGACGAAGACGTTCGGCGACGTCATGAAAGGCTCCGTCGGCAAGGCAACCCTGGAAGTCACGATCGTCCAGTCCACAAGCGCAGAAGCCCTCCTGATGAAGGTCTTCGACAACCCCGGCAAAGACAATGTGCCTTTCACGCTCGCACCCCACGCCAACGACACGCCCACCGTGGACGAACCCCACTGGATCGGAACGCTGGCGTTCCCGAAGCTCCGCCCGGCGATCGGCATCAAAGCCGGCGACGATGACAGCACGACCGAAATCGAGTTCACGATCCGCAACCGCGAGAAGAAAACCGCAGCGTAAAGCGTAAAGGAGGGCCTTGGCATGCATGACGGCGTCTACTCCGTGGGCGACGGAGTCACCATGCGCATCCAAGGGGCAGACAAGGCGATGCGGGCCCTCGCCCGAGCCGGCGCCGAGACGAGCGACATGAAGGAACTCATGCACTCGCTCGGCGATCTCGTGGTCCGCACCGCCAAACCCCTCGCACCCCACAAGACCGGCCGTCTCGCCGGATCGATCCGCGCCGGCCGCGGCAAAACCAAGAGCGTGGTCTACGCCGGCCGGAAAAGCATCCCGTACGCCGGCGTCCAACACTACGGATGGCCACGCCACCATATCCATCCACATCCTTTCCTGGTGCAGGCACTCGAAGCCCGCAACCAGGACATCGTCAAACATCTCCTGAAAGGCCTGGGCGAGATATGCGACAAGCTCGGCCTGGACAACAACATCGGAGGAACCCTCTAATGGAATCCAACACTGACGCGCAGTCGGAGGCTTTCTCGGCCTTCGCCGAGTCCCTCACCATCGGGGAGCAGGTCATGTACACGACCATCACCGGCGCCGGCCTGGACGCCGACCCCGACCCCGGCCTCATGATGCGCGCCCTCGCCACCATCGCCCTGCAGCGCCTCGCCAAGCCCGGAGACCCCGCCATCACCCCCTCCGTCGCCGACGGCCTCACCATGGCCGACGCCCTGGACGTCATCGAGGCCGCCTCCCACACGGAGCCGCCCCGCGACGCCGCCCTCACCGGGATCCTCGCCAGGATCCGCCCCCACGCCGACACACACGCCGCGGCGATCGAGGCGACGGTCCCGTTTCGTGAGACAGATGGCGGCAATGGTCGCCTCGGGCATCATCACGTCTCCCTGTGAATACTGGGGGCTGACGAGGATGGAGACCGCGGCGCTCATCCGCGAATGGAACCGGCGCCAGAAAGCATGAAAGTGCCCCCCCGGGCCTGAGGGAGAGAGAAGCGGAGAACAAACTCAGGCCCGGGGGGGCTTCCCCCCGATGTCAGGATCGAATCAACTGACGGGAAGGAGTCTATCAAGGTGGCAGGCAAGCAGTCAATCAAAATCAGTGTGACAGCCGACACGAAGCGGTTCCGGTCGGAGATGGGCAAGATAGGCCAGGCCGAGGGCGGCGTCGGCAAGCTCAAGCAATCGATATCCACGCTCGGCATCGGCATGAAAGGCCTCGCCGCCGGCGCCATCGGCTTCGGAGCAACCGCGGCTTTCGCCCTCGGCAAGCAAGCCGTCGGCGCCGCCAGCAACCTGCAGCAATCCATGGGCGCCGTGGACGACGTATTCAAATCCTCCGCCAAACAAGTGCACGCCTACGCACAGAAAGCCGCCGACGCCGTCGGACTCTCCCGAAACCAATACAATGAAATGGCCACGTTGATCGGCACACAGCTGAAAAACGGCGGCACGGCCGCCAACCAGCTCGCCGACCAGGCCAACAAGGTCATCAAGATCGGCGCGGACTTGTCCGCTCAGTTCGGCGGCAACACGAAAGACGCCGTCGACGCGCTCTCCGCAGCGCTAAAGGGCGAGCGGGATCCGATCGAGAAATACGGGATATCGCTCACCCAGAACGCGATCGACGCCGAAGCCGCCGCCCTCGGCTACAAGAAAGTCAACGGCCAGCTCACCACACAGGCCACACAAGCCGCCACACTCTCCCTCATCCAAAAGCAATCCGCGGACTCCACCGGGAAATTCGCGAGGGAGACAGACACACTCGCGCACAAACAGCAAGTGCTGTCGGCGAAGTGGGAGGACGCCAAGGCCAAGCTCGGCAACATGCTCCTGCCCATCGTCACCAAGGTGACGGGGTTCATCGCCGACCATATCGTCCCGCTCATCGGCAAGCTCCCCGGCCTCCTAGCAGGACTCGGCAGAGTCATCGGCGGAGTCTTCGTCGGCGCCTGGCGGCTACTCGTCGGCGTCGTCAAAACCGCCGCAGTCGCCTTGAAGATCGCCTGGGAGGCCATCAAGCTCGTCTTCCAGCTCGGCGTCACGGCCGTCTCCGCCGTCATGTCCGGACTCGCCACCGTCATCGGCTGGGCCTGGGACGGCGTCAAGCTGATCTTCACGGGCGCCGTCGCCATCGTCAAAGCCGCCTGGGAAGGCCTCATCGCCCTCCTGCGCGGCGGGGGCGCAGTCATCGGCGCCGTCTTCACCGGGATCGCCACCGTCGCAGGCTGGGTGTGGACGGGGATCAAGGCCGTCATCTCCGGCGCCGGCGCCGTCATCGGCGCAGTCTTCACCGGCATCCGCACCGCCGCCGGCTGGCTCGGCTCCGCGTTCCAGGGCCTACTCGGCGTCATCAAATCCATCTGGGGCGCGATCAAATCCGTCATCGGCGCCGCCGCACACCAAATCAAAATAACATTCCAAACCATCATCGGATCAATAAAGATGGTTATCGGATGGTTCGGCAAACTACTCTCCAAAGTCTGGGGCGTGATAGGCCAGATAGCATCCTCCATCTGGAACGGGATCACCAAAGTCGTAGGATGGGTCGCCGAAATCCCCGGGAAGATCGTGAAGGCCTTCGGCAACGCAGGCAAAATCCTGTTGAACGTCGGCAAGAAAATCATCGGCGGCCTATGGGACGGCATCAAATCAGGCTTCGGCGCCATCAAAGACGGCTTCAAATGGCTGACCAACAAGCTGACATCCTGGAAAGGGCCCGAGTCCGTGGACCGCACCCTCCTGCGCGGCGCCGGCCAGCTCATCATCCAAGGCCTCGTTGACGGGATGGCGTCCCGGTACGGCGCCGTCCGATCCTCCCTCCAAAGCCTGACCCGCGGCATGCCGGGCATGATCGACGGGCAGGCCCTCGCCGGCGTCCCCGCCGGCATGCCCCTCCCCACCGGCGCAGGCGCGGTTCCACGTGAAACACGGCCCGTCAACATCACCGTCCAGACCCTCACCGCCGACGCCCGCTCCGGCCAGGCCGTCGTAGACGCCATCCGCGACTACGAGCGCACCACCGGCCGGCACCTGATAGGATAGGAGGCATCATGCACGTCTACCCGCCCGTGTCACGCTTCGACTTCGCACCCAAGCACTGGCGCCAACGCAGCGGCGACCAGTGGGGCCAAGACCGGGTGCGTGTCTTCGTCCCCGACGGCCAGCGGCACGACCCGAAGGGTGATTTCACGTTCAAGGCCGACTCCAAGGATCTGGTCACGATCGACCTGCCGCCCATCCCCGCATCCTGGGAACCGGCCGTCGCCGTCACCATCAAATGCCCCACCGTCACGGGCGCGACCGCGCGGATCGGGATCCAGGGCGCCATCCGCACCCAGACCATGGACGGCACCGACCGCACCTGGCTGTCCTACAATCCGCGCTATCTGCAGCGGCTCACCATAGAGACACCCGAGGTGTGCGACGGCCAAGAGTGCGAGCTTCACGTGGAGCACGAGCTTGAAATCCCGGGTGGCGCCGCGGCGGCCACCGGGCCGGAGGCCTACGCCCTCATGGCCCAGCTCCCCGACCCGGCATCCGCGGACCAGCGGCTCGGCAAGATCATCCTCGGCTCTACGACGCTGCCCGACCCTAACCGCAAGGTGGGGGACTGGGATACGCTCGGCTCCATCAAGCTGGGCGAGTACACGCTCGCACCGTCCGACGCCGACCTGGTATGGGTGAACATGCTCGAAAACGGCGTCACCGTCAGCACCGAGCGCGGCCTGGACTACGACGGGATCACGTCCGCCTACAAGATCGGCACCATGAAAGCCGTCTACAAAGACACGTATGATCCCCGTGTCGCCAAGATCCACCGCGGACGCCGCACGATCTTGGTGCATGTGCCGTCCGCGACGCCGATCTTCACCGGCACCGTCGATACGGTCGTCTCCCACTACCAGCCCGACGGCACCTACACCACCGAAATCACCTCCGTGGACTCCACCGCCAAGCTCGCCGCAAAGACCAGCGTCGGGCCCCTCAGCGAGGGGTGGGTGTGGACGGCGAACGGGATCGGCGAAGTCACCGGCCCCAACGGCATCTCGTGGCACACCACCCTCAAGAGCGACAACGGCTGGTCCCGGTTGGGCGTCCACCGGGCGCCCTACACGGAGCGGTCCCTCGCCCAGTGGCTGGACATCATCACCGCCACCGGCTGTCGGCCATGGTTCATAGACTCGCGCGGCTGGCTGGCGTTCGCCTGGTCCCCGCCCGACAATCTCCCGGCCGGGTACCTGATCGACGCCGGCGGCATCACCCAGTACCAGTCTGGGACGGTCTATCCGCAGACTACGGAGGCGTCCGTGGACTACGATGCGTCCTCCGCCATATCCCGGCTCGATATCACCACCGACCACGTAGACCAGGAATGGGATCCGAACGCGAAGAAGTGGAAAGACAAAGGCACGCTCTCGCAACAGAAGACCACGGTGTATGAGCGGACGATCGAATCCGAGTTCGGGGAACGCAAAAAACAGGTGGCTATCTCCGTCAACACCTTTGAATTCCTGCACAACCAAAACACATGGGCTGCCCGCACCGTGGGCACACTGGCCAAGAAACTCTACTACAACTACCCGTCCGCGTGGGTCTCATCCGTCACCCTGCCGGCCTGGCACGAGGCCGACCCAGCCGTCGCCCACCCGTACCGGGTCCACGGCGACGCCATGGCCACCGTCGGGCGCACCGCCCAGCTGGACCTGACCGACATAGTCATGGTCTCCACTATCCAGGACACCTACCCCTGCCATATCAAGGGGATCAAGTGGTCCCTGGATACCACGAGCGTCAAAACGACGCTCGAACTACAGAAACCCATCCCATACGAACATGTGCCGGCATGGCTGGAAGCCATCCGGTGGAAAGGAAAGGACTGAGTGTGTATAATTTCACCGACGGTGAACTGCTCACCGCTAAGAAGCTCAACGACACGCTGCTAGAGTGCAGGACCGAAGCCATAGACAATAGCTTGGTGGCGTCGCACACCAACGGCACCTCCATCTCGGGGACCGCGTCGGCGGCCTACTGGAAAAAATGCCGGATCGTCACGGGTATCGTTTTCGCCTATCCGACGTCGATCCAGGATGGTTTCACCTACATGCCCGAGGCGGGATTCCCGGTGACTTTCCAGGAAGGCGTCTGCTCTATCACGTGCACGCCGCTATCTGGGATCAACAATGCCCAGTTCCAGTGCCAGCCGCCCCCGGGGCCCCTCGAAATCGACTCACTGTCCACGGAGAAGTTCCGGGCACGCTTCCGCGGATCCGGCGGCAACGTTCCGTATGCTTTCATGTGGACGGCAATAGGATACTAGAGAAAGGCAGTCTCTATGGCTTGGTATCCCGGGGCCACCCACTGGCCCCTCAATGCCGAGACGCAGGACAGGTCCCACACCCCGGTGCGGATGACCCTCCACACCGCCGTCTCCGGCGCCCAGAACCTCTACCGCTACGGACCCTATAAAGGGACGTACAGCACGTTCTACGTCAACAGCGTCGGCGAGGTGTACCAGTACGCCTCCACGTCCCAGGCGACCCGTGCCTCCGGCGCTGGGAATTTTGGCGACATCAGCGTGGAGACGTGGGACGGCGCCTCCGAGCGGGCCCTCACCTCTTCGCAGGTGACCGCGCTCGGGCAGCTGCTCGCCTGGATATGGGACACCCACCCGCACGTCCCTCGGCGTATCGCCACGCCCGGCGACCTGAGGGGCCTCGCCTGGCACCGTCTCGGCTGCGCCGGGGATTTCGGGAAGTTCGACCCGAACGACAGGAAAACGTGGTGCCGGGCCCAGACAGGCGCCCGCTGGTCCACCGCCTACGGGAAAAACTGTCCGTACGACGCCAAAATCGACCAACTGGACGATATCTACCACGCGGCCCTCGGAGACACCCCCGAGGAACCCGAACCCATCAAACCACCGCTAGGAGAAGAAATGATCATTGTATGGCGTGTAGGCGACAATGTCGCCTACCTGGTCACCGGCTGCAGCATGCGCCGGATCAGCTGGGAGGAGTACCAGGCGATCAAGATCGCCAACCCGGACATCCCCGAGCACAGCGCCTATCCGGAGACGGTCCAGACCCTCATGGAGGCCGTCCACGCCCAGGCCAAATCCCTGCTCGATGACCTGCGGGCGCTGGGGGCGAGCATCTGATGAGCATCCTCCTGACCGTCCCGGCCATCGTCGCCCTCACCAACCTCGCCAAACGCACCGGACTCCCATCCCGGTGGGCGCCGCTCGTCTCCGTGCTCGCCGGCGTCGCCGTCGCCTGCGGAGACGCCTACTCCACCGGGGCCGGCTACCTCGACGCCGTCGCCCGCGGCATCGTGCTCGGCCTGACCGCCTCCGGCCTCTACGACCTGATGCCCGGCGAACCCAAAGCGAGCACGGTCAACGTCTACGGGAAAGACTCCGTCCGCGGCCGGCACTCCGCGACCGTCGGGACTCCGGAGACGCCGGCGCAGCCCGAGCCGGAATCCGAGGCTGAGGCGCCCGCGGCGCCGTCTCCGGCGCCCGAGACCAAGCTCGATCCCGGCGCCGCGGCCGCCGCGCACGTCGCCCAGCTCCCGGCCCCCGCCCCGGCCCCGTCGGCGCCGCAGACCGGCCAGGGAGGCGGCCAGTAATGCAGCACGTCGCTCCGATCCTCACCGCCGTCGCCGGCGTCCTGACCGCCGTCGCCGGGCTGATCCCCGTGTGGAGGCAGCTGCGGGCGATGCGCCGCCGGATGGAGCCTCAGGGCGACGGCCGCTCCCTCGCCGAGGGCCTGGCCCGGGTGGAGGGCCAGGTCCACGCCCTCCGGGACGAGCACGCCGGCACCCTCCGGCGACTCTCACAGGAAATCGGCGTCGTGGACGCCCGCATCTCCCGGCTCGAACACTCCCTAGGGGAGTGACCGAAGCCACAGAAGTCTACCCCGTCCCGGCTTGACACCATGCCACGGACGGGGTAGACTATAGGTACAGCAAGGGAGAAAAGCTCCCGGAACTGGAAAGGAAAACTGAAATGCGAGACAACCGAGGAATCTTCCCCAGAACCTTCACCTCCAACCTTAAAGAGTCAACCGCCTGGCTCGCCGCCAGGAAGGGAATCTCGGAGGAAGCCGCCAGAGAGAAGATCAAGGAACTCCCCTCCTACCAGGGCCTCTACGATCCCGACGACCTGATCCGAACCCCCCCCCCCCCGGCCCGCGCCCCCGCCGCCCCCGCGCCCGCCCCGCCGCCGCCCCCCCCGCCCCCCCCCCCCGGGGGGGGGCCTCCCCTTTACCCAGCCGACCCGACTGGCCCGTGGCCAGCGTCACACCACACCGAGTTGACGGAGTACCACGGACGGGGTAGACTATAGGTATAGCAAGGGAGAAAGCTCCCGAGCGAAACCCCCGAAAGGAACTGGACATGAAGATCTACGAAGGCTCCAAGTGGATCGACTGGGAGACCAAGGATGCGGCGTGCTGGCTCGCCGCGAAGACCGGCCTGACCCGAGAAGCCGCCAAGCACGCGATCATCGCCAACCTCGATCCTACCTGGGACGGCGACTACGACGATGCGGCTCTTGAGGATCTTGCCCTGATCATCCTCAACACCGAAGACTGA